TGATCAAGTAAAATTCCATCGGGCAAGCCCGACTTAAAAACCTTGATACGCTTTCACGTATGGTTGTCGGGCTTGCGCCACCGCTCTCGAAAGAGCGCCCATGGACCACCCATGGGATTTCGCCTTCCACCAGGTATTCGAGCCCTCATCTGGCTCAGAATATTTATCCTGATGGAATGTTCACACCGTAGTATAAACGCGGCGCGCCGGTGAAGAAGAACAACGAAAAGTCTTCTGCAGCGGCTATATGCAAATCCAAGAACATGAACGTATTAGTATCCCCTGATACTATATACGACAGTTCCTGGTTAGTTGCATAAGGGACTCTTCCATCTGCGTTCGCAGTAACATTGGCCGTTTTTGCCGGCACGAATCTTCTGGGAACGGAGAATGGAAGCTCCCATTCCAACACTGGGTTTACTGACGATGACGTAGCCACCGCACCTGAGTGCGTAGCATTATCATTGATAGATAACCGTGATAAACCACTATTGCCGCCCGGCAATGTGACTTTGTCTTGTGACCATAGAGCGACCTCTTCAGATCCTCTAATTACAGTTGCACTGTAAGTTTGGGCACTTGTGTTGGAAAGTGTGGGACTTGACTTCCAACGAATTCCTCCTCGCCAACCACAATAGGCTGGGGTAAGGTAATTCATAAGAGTCATCATCCCGTAACTGTACTCTCCTCCATCCGTGGTGTAAATTGCACCAGGGGCGTAACCCTTGTAATAAGGAAACGCATTCGTCTCTAACGTAAACAACGTCATAGGCGAAAAGGAGGATTCGGAAACATAAGCGAGTCTGTTATATCTCTTGAGCAGGGCTCGAAAAGACACAATAGATTCACCAAAGAATACTTTGTCTGAGTTGTCAGTCTCATCCAAAGGAGTATTAAAACTATATGAAACGCTTTGTTCCATTGGTTTTTCATCCTCCCACGTATTCTCCGCGTCTGGCTGTTCCACACCAGACTGGGGAGTCACCCCAAGAGTCGAAAACCCACCAGTTGGGAAGTACGAGAAATCGTTCAACGTACTGGTAGGGTTTCTAAATTGAATGTCATCGTGTGCGGACACAAAAACATTCACTGTAACAGGCGACAACGCTGGGTCGCCTGGTACTGCGAGTTCATTGACTACATAAACTCGCAAAACACCATTTGCACTAGGAGATGGGTCCTGGTCAGTAAAACCTGTCTGCTTGAAGACAAGTGACGTTACCGACCGATTGGTACCCGGTTGACTCACAGATCCATAAGGATAGGGTTGCGCCCATCCAACATCGACTGTGAAATCTTTCTCCTGTGCAATATCAATAATTCGGGTGTAGTTTGTGTTGTACTCATTGGACGCGAATCCGTTGGGTTCATACACAACCTTTAACCTTCCTTTATGATATGCTGATGCCACCACTTGAAATCTGTACTTCATAGTTCCTTTCCAGTTTTCAAATGGAATCGCTGCAAAGCCACACGCAGGCAAATGAATCTCATTGCCTGATCCGTCATCATATGTATCCCACACCATGGGAGTCACATTGATTTCGAACAAAGGTGTTTCTGGCGCTGTAGCGACAAGCCACGGAAATTGAGTTAAGTAACTCTCACGACACGCTATTGAAGCAATAGTCATCTCGTCAGTGCTACCCAACCCAACCGTCCTCGGATCAATCGTCAACTCCTGTTTCACATCTACAGAAAGTTTGGTCGATGTATCCGGCATATTGGTATTGGCCAAATTACCCATCGGATTGGGTCTAAAAGGCACAGTGGCGTCCAATATGACTGGTCGTGAAAATCCAAAAGCAGTAGCAATGGCATTAACCGCCGAAGCAGCAATTTCCGTTGCCCTACAATACAACCCTATTATGGGTGCATTAACCAACGCTCCAGCTGCTCTCGCAACAACTGAAGCCGGTCGGCTAATTGGACCTTTCCCGTATTCATCGCCAGCCTGGGGTTCAACCCCAGACTGTGGAACGATTCCTAAAGGATCACGACTGGTTGGGACAGAGAGTGAAACGTTCTCTGCCCATGCAAAAACACTCACGGTTACTGAATCCGTTGCCTGGTTAGCATGAATTAGACTATTTATGGTTGTTAACCACAAATTGCCCATTTCACGCCACTGGCCATTCGTAATAGAAAGATAATTGTTGCGCCAAAAGAATGGCAACACCATTTCTCCTCCTTGCGAATGTGTTGGATCAATATACACGTGAGGTCTCTGCGATATGGCTATCAAATCCTGAGTAACAAATGTTCTGTCCGCCGTAAAATCGTCATAAGTCGGTAACGGTAGATAAGAAGCAATTGCTTTCCCATAATGAAAACCATTTCCATTAATAAGAATCTTGATGTGCAGGTTCGCACGCAAGTTCTCATAGTTGGAAATACGGTTAATCACTCTGGGGTTCTCAAAATAAAGAGTCCAAGGATTGATCTTCTCAAAAATCGTCCCTCCAGGAACCCATTCGACCTCTTTGATCTTAATGGGCCTAGAGAAAAAATTCTCGAGATTCGCTTCATCGGAATCACAAACCATAAAAGTGGGATCAGGCATTGAATTTACATTGTACTCCCATGACGGTTGCATATCACCGAAGGTGACATTTTCCCGTGCCTGTTCCATGGAAGAACTGTTAATACTTACATTGAATTTGTTAATACTAGTGAGCGCTTTATTTACACCCATCAGAGACTGCTCAATCTCAGTGGGGCGTATGTACAGTTGGGTGACGAACCCTCGCTTTCGCGACCCGTCAATGAATGCAAAGCCTAATCTAATGTAAAACTACATACATGTAAGACAAAAAACTGGTAACCATATACAAACATCCTATTTTTGCTTGGCATCACGCCACTCGTTAGGACACGAGTTGAACCCTTGATAGAGGTTCGGAACTACTTGCCGTATTTTTTCTTCCAATCGCTGACCCTGTCGTCAAACGATTGGTTAAGACCCACTACGGCATGGGTAATGTTGCTCCGCTCAGCAACCAAAGCTAATTGTTGTCTGCGCTTTTCATACACGGCCTCCCCGTGCAGAAAAAACTCGGTCAACGCAGATCCAATACAACTAGCTGCTACCGCCTCCTTGGACTCGGTTTTTGATCGCAAATTGCTATGAAGACACTTCCAAATGGAACCTTCATCCAAGCAACCCATCATAAACCCTAATTTGGACTCGTACCTAGGTCTTCTCTTAAGAAAATCCATTGTATCGCAATCCAAATACTCCACTGTGTCCGACTTCTTGTCGGGCGGCGTGACAACGATGTCATACTTAGCGCACCATTCAGTAAAAGTTACATTGCTGTACTTCAAACTGGAATGCACGCTACCAGCATAATCATCGCCGTACGTAGACAAGCTGACCCATTTCGCAAATCTTTGGTTCCAAGCCCAACTGGACCAGTCATAGAAAGCACACCTATGCAAAAGTGAATTCACAATTGAATTAAGGTATGCAGTCAAATTCTGACCAGAAGGATTAGAACCAATGAATTGGAAAAAGTCACCATTGAAAGCAGTACACGCATTTGCAACTTCTGTGGCAATAGTCCTCATGACATTCAAATCAGCCTCCGAAAAATTTTCGGGAAACTGTTTTGCAATAGAAATGAGCACATCAAAAGCTGCATAAATGAGTTGAGCAGGCATACGGAGATCATACTTCGAATAATCTCCCGCATAACCGCGCTTGGTCCCATTCTTGCGTATATACTTGAATAACTGATCCATCTCGGGTCCGTGAGCATTAATGCCAACAGCACATTCTGATCTAAGCGGATGCAAAGATAAAAATCGTGCTATGGGCAAAAAAATACTGTCGAATCCCAAGTTGGAGAGTCAAACAAGCAGCTTGAAAAACGCGTACCTTATCCTTATCCAAAGGTGTAGGTTCGTCTTTCAAACATGCCTTAAACGGTAAATTGCTACGTTCCAACTTCTCAGCTCGAGCAATGAATCTATCATACTCGTCCCAATGTTTGTCCTTTAACGTTCTTGGACAATCATGCTCCTCGTTGGGTTCCAAATATACAATGTCTTGCATTTTAGAACCACTCAAAGGAAATCCACGACTAGTTGATGCGACCATAGCATCAATAAATCGTTTGCCTTGTACTCCAGAAACTACCTCCACGCGTGTCAACTTTCTAATTTCAGTCTTGTAATAACTTTTCTTGCTATTCAATTCTGCAACTAGCGGATCCAAATAATCCTGTTTAGCACGCAAAAGCAATTTCGGTGGAACACCAGCAGATGGATTGGACGAATACTTCAATGATTCATGCCAAGGCTTCCAAGCTTGATCTCCGTTAGGTCCCTTAAATTTCGGTGGCCCCCACTTATTGGGCACGCCACAAATTTCTTCGACATACTTGGAAATACAGCTTTGCTCCACTTTACTCGATGGTGTCGACCTACCACTACACTGTCCATACACAACCATGTTACCCTCGCCACTCATGAAGTTGACGGGGCTTTTAGGGTGCATGTCAGTTGAAGTGATATGTTGAATACCATAAGTTTCGTGATGCGAGGAAGCTCTAGCAGCTTGAACTGCAATGCCCTTCTCTCTCAATGTCTTAATGGCTTCGCGCATTTCATCTTGTAAAACACACGCAGCAACACCATATGTTTTTGCGGTCTTTCCACCTAAGTGGAAACCAGCAATACATGGTTGGCGCGCTGTGGCCATCAATAATGGAGAGCAACACAATCCTTCAAAAGTTGGCTTGCTTAAATCATAGCTCCATCCGGAAAAATACCGGGTAGCCGACGCAAACAAACCACTGTCCTGAGCTCCATTAGTAACACGTTTCTCAAATTTGGCTCTTCCTGTCATCGTATCAATCACTCCTCTACTATTGCGGTAGTAAAGTTCGAATGGTTCCGTTGACGTTTGGAACTCTTTTGGAAACATTGGTACCATGTCGCGCCAAGATCCTGTCGAAGGACAGTCAAAAACATATAAATCATGTTCAGCAACACGAGTCATCGAAGTATCATCTACGACACATGAAAAAGTTGATGAAAACACCTCTTTCTCATATCTCACAAATTCCACCTTCAAAGGCTCGCCTTTGCTACGCTTTTTAGCTTCACGAAAGACATGTCCTGGGGCAATCATAGTGTTGGAATCAACAATGAAAGCATCGGAATACAAACCTTCAACGCGCATATACACAGTACTACGTTTCACAGCATCCTTGCCATGTGCTACGTCACTGTATATTATGTCGCCCATCGGGTGTGTAACCTGAACCTGTTTCCATTGATTTTCCTCCTTGTCTCTGGATTCAATTTCTGCAACAGTCGTTGGAGCCAAGTTTCCCTGCTCCGTGGAAATATTAATGTTCTGCCACACTTTGTAAGCCGCATACAATCCGGCCACAAGTGCTACAGCACCAGCAATATATTTTCCATTCGTGTCACGTACTTCTTTGAATACCGTTGGCATATCAGCATGATCTTTCATCAGTGTTTCCTTTGCAGTCTGGTATATACACAATTTCTTACTCGCGAGAGAAATCGTGTCACACCAAAAACTAGCAATGGAACATCCTAACAAAGCACCAGCCCACACACCTGCAATATCGCCAGATAAATATGCTAAAGCTCCTGTTGTAGCAGCACTACGTGCCAACCACCATTTCCAACTACTGAAAGTGAACCACTTGTTGTGAAATTCTTTTTCAATATTGTTGGTCAAGGTAGTAACACGTGCCTCCTGCAACAAGGAGAAAACATATTTATTCTTAACAAAACTTGCCGGCATCCAAGACACTAACTTACACCAATTACTCTTCTCGAAATCCTTAACCATGCGATACATAGTGTCTTGGTTTCGATGAAGCAATGTGTATGTAAGATAATGACCAAAGCTCACGGAATCCTCCTTCTTCTCCCAGTAATAGTCTCTAAACCACTCTGCCAATTTCTTGGTAGGTGAATCTATCAACGACGACCAGGAGGTCATAACCTCATTCGTTACCTGTCGCTTACGCCATTCTGTTTGTGACAAAGTTGTGAAGTACTTATACATGTGCTCTGCAGCACCCTGTTCAGTAACTTCAACATCTTCACAACACACACACATCTGTGGCGCAGGCATTCTACACTTGGGGCAACATTCAAATTTTGAATTTTCGGTACGATCCAAAAGGCACATCTGGTCAGCAAAATGCTGGCGAGAATCCTCATTCACGTACTTAATAACTTCAAAAACTGAAAGTCCTTCCATGCGCTTGCCATCAACTACTTTCACCCGAAAGCGAGCAGTCTGAGGTTTACGCACAAAATTGTCATTACCAGCCATTTCAACCTTGTATTCTGGCACAAGGCATTCATAAATGGTAATGTCCCACAAATCTGGAATCATAGGTTGCCTCACTACACCATCTTCTCCACGATAAAAGTCGTTGACTTTACGAGGATCAAGTGCAGAAGAATCGGTCTTCCGAAACTGAGGCTTCACAACAGGATGAATGTGAACATTAGCACGTCGTAACACGGAAGCTGGACAATTTGAATATATGTCCGCATCCAGTGTCATTACGTTACTAGTCACAGTCACGAATTTGGGCTCAATGGAAACCTTTCCTTTGTCCGACAAATCAGCCATCACAGCAGTTTCACGCACGTTGTTGATCACCTTAACTAACATTGTAGTAGGTGCAACTTGCATAAAATCTGAAGATGTTTGACTAAAATCATCGAACTTAAGAACGGTCATATAGGTCTTGTAATTGGACATGTACTTATCGTCTGAATTGTAAGTGCAAACTCGGGAAGGACTAACATCAATATCGTTATAGGCACCTGCTGCCTTATACAAAATATCAGTCAAATCCGACTTTCCGAGTCCACTACCTCCAGTCACAAACATAGCATATGGAGCGGCACGAAGGCCACCCGCAACGCGAGTTTGCAAATATTCAGTACGTTTCGCACGAAGCAATGACAATCTGGAAAACACCAATCTACGCTCAACCGAGGCTTGCAAAGTTTCATACATTCTTGTAGTCTCCTCAATGCAACGCTCAAGTCTGTGCATAAAATTGGTATCAGTTATTCCAGCATGCTTTTCCAAATTTCCGGGAATAGCATACTCGAACAAATCCATAAGAGCCAAATACTCCTTGTCCAATTCTACCGCTTTGTCGTGGGTAAAAAGAAAAGGCATCATGGACTTCGTGGCGTATGCAAGGTATCCGCTCTCACAAATAAATATGAGAGTTTTAAACGCTGCATCTACCATAGAAATCGCTGATACTTGTTCCTTCTGCGCCTCGACAGACAAAATCTTCAAATTTCCAAAACTCACATTGATTGGATCGCAAACTCCAAGTGTGACAATCATAGTCAACAACTTAAGAATTCGATCTGCACAAGGATTGGATATTGCCAACTGCCAATTATCACCTGCTTGTTTTAACAACTGCAACCACTCAGGTTGCGCAGACGACTGTTCAGTAACATCATCCAGTTCAAGATATTTGAGGACACCGTCAAAGAAAGTTTTTGACATTGCTTCTTTGAACTCTGTACGCAACACTAAATGCAATACACTTACAAATTGTGTTACGGACTGACATTCACGAAGCGCCAAATACATAGACGCTGCAACTTCAACTCTCGCTAAAATCGCACCGTTCATGTTTCCTTTCTTCAACTGATCCCAAAAAATGGCTGCAGACACGGATGACGCAAAACCAAATTGAGGGACAACCGGACTTTCATTGAAATTTAATCCAAAAGAATTGAATTGACACTTCAAACATGCCTTCAATCCTGTGGATAAATTCAAATCTTTCCTCCCCACGGGAGGCAAAGACTTGCTCGCTTCTTGTCGAGCTTGAAAATCCTTCTTATATTTAGGGATAACAATTTCTTGTATCCACAAGGCTCGAGCCGCCGCACGTAGCTCTAAGCCATCAACTACCAAATGAACAATCTGGGCCCTCTCCCCCGGGCTTGGGTTCGTACCTACGGGCACGCACGTGTTTGACTCCACGAGAAGAGTTTGATCATGGGATCTGGAAGCGGTTTTTCGCTCCCTCATGCGTGGCAATCTAACCAGCATGGCGATGGTATTGTCTTTTGCAGTCTGTGAGTGCCAAATTCACAGTGACTACAGGTAAGACATAAAGACCTGAGCAAAGACTAGGCAAAATCTTGGTAGAATAAACCACATACAATCAAGAGTAAGAGTATGTGTTGCTGATACACAGCTTTAAGATTTATGTTTGCGTGCGGCGAAACATAAAAATAAATTTAAAGCCTTCCGGCTGGTGAATGAATCATTAAACAATAAATTGTCAAATATTGTTTTCATAACATTCACAAAAATACACGTCGGATCAGACGCGGGAGTAGACAATTACGAACATTACTCCTAAAGTTGTTACCTACAACTCTAAAAATGGGTAAAAGGTAATTCCAGGTAGGTCAATCCTGGACACAAATACCTTCTACAAATTAAACATATAAACGACCTACACAAAAAGGGGGTAGCATATGTTTAAAGAGGTTGCAAAACCTCTGTAGAAAAACTCCAATATCACTGGCCAATTCCTCGCAAGGAAAATAGGCCTAGCTCAATTAGCTTTCAAGCATTACAGAGCACTAGAAAATTGATATCGCATAATATGTTACAGAATAACATATATGCGCAACAATCTATTAACTGTTGGATATGACATCTGTAACTAAAAACGTACGGGCAAAACGCC